AGATAATTTTGCTCTAGCGAAGAATGCAGCAGCCCTAGAGATTTCTCAACAGATTATAGATTTGAGGGCGCAGGGTTGGACCGAAGCAGAAATAAAAGAGATACTACCTAATCTAACGACAGAAGCATTGAAGAAATTCTCTAAGAGTTTTGAAGGTGCTCCTGCGACTTCTAATCAGATTCAAGATGATTATGAAACAACTGGGCTAATAAGAACATGAAACCTATCTCTACACTAGACGATTACGTTGCAGATGGTGCGATTAGTTTTCCGTGTCATATGAATATTTTTGTTGATAGTTATCCTGCTGCACAACCAGGTTCATTAGTCAAACCTCACTCTCCAAAACATTTGCAGCAAAATTTAACTTGGGCAACATATCGTACCGTTTATATGAATAATCTATGCACCAGAGCGATTGGTGATATGTCTTCTTGTGGACATTCGATTCGTACTGGTGCTCTTACTGTTCTGACAAGATAATTATGGCTAGTATATTCGAAAGACTACAATACAATTTTGACTCGACTAAGTTTGGTAATGCGAGTGATCCTACAGGTACACTTGAGGCAGATTTAGAGAAATTAAAACCTTCACTCTACAAGTGGCAGTTTGACGCACTTGCAAATAATGACGTTTCAGGATACATTCAGAATCCTCTTGCTACAGATATTCAAACGATTCAGACTAATGCTTTAAATATCAGAAATTTGACGATTACTTTTGATGATCCAAACGCAAGTGTTGCAAACTTACAAAGCGTTGCAAATACTCTGTATTATGAAACTATTTCGTTCAAAAGTCATACCGATAGAGTTTCTGGTGTTACATTATCGACAGATGCTACATTACCTGATTTTGGGTCTGCTACCGGCTTAGGAGAATTTCTACTTTCTATCGTTTCAGTTTATGACGGCGTGATGAACAACACACCCGTACTTGGAAGCATGACTAGTTTATTTGTAGGTCCTGAAGTTTCAACGAATGCGATTTCTATATCCTCAGACTACGGAACACTTAACACTTCTATTCAGATTGCAGGAAATTCTGCTTTGAGCAGTTCAACAGTAAATGCTATTGCGTCTAGAATGAATACGACATATACACTAATGAATAATCGCAGAACACATGATGTTACTTATTATAATAATGGTGTTTCTATTATGAACGACTATGCTATTTTGTCTCGTTTTACAAGTTTTACTGCACTCAAACTTTATCTGACAGAAAATTATATAGGCACCGATAAACTCAAAAACAACTTATAAATAAGACATGGCAACTGTAACTATAGACACCGCTAGAAGTTTTAGAGACTTGGACTTGAATTTTGGTATTCATCCAGTCAAAAAAGATATTAATTTTCATCTGAACGAATACGCTATCATAAATTCGGTCAAGAATCTTGTATTAACAAACTTTTACGAAAGACCGTTTCGCCCTCAGGTTGGAAGTAATGTTCGCAGACATTTATTTGAGAATATTGATCCTGTTATAGCAGCGCAATTAGAAAGAAGCATTTCTGAAACTATTTCAAACTTCGAACCTCGTGTAAAAGTAAAAAGAACAACAGCATTACCTTCTATCGATTTAAATGGCTATAAAGTTGTTTTAGAATTTTACATTATCAATAACCCAAATCCAGTTATCATAGATTTTTTCCTAGAGCGGATTCGCTAATATGGCAGACAGACTAAGAGTAACAGAACTTGATTTCGATACAATCAAGACAAATTTAAAAACATTCCTGAATCAACAATCTCAGTTTACAGACTATGATTTTGAAGGATCAGGTCTTAATGTATTGTTAGACATTCTTGCTTACAATACACACTACAACGCATACTATTTGAACATGGTAGCTAACGAATCGTTTATGGATTCCGCGCTCCTACGCGATTCTGTTGTCAGTCATGCTAAAGTATTAAACTATACGCCTTCATCTGCTTCAGCGCCTAAAGCTGTAATTAATTTTACTGTAACAGCAATCGCTAATACGGCTGCTTCGATTACTATTCCAGCTGGATATACTTTCCTTTCAGAATTGATTGATGGTAAAGCACACTCTTTTGTAGTATTAGAAAATCAAACTGTTACAAAATCAAATACTACTTTTAATTTTGAAAATTTAGATATTTACGAAGGTCAACTAGTAACTTACAACTATACATATAACGCAGCTTCAAATCCAAAACAAATTTTTACTCTTCCTGATTCAGGTATTGATACTTCAACTATTAAAGTTACAGTAGCAGCATCAGCATCTAACACAGCAACTAGTACCTATAATTCAGTAACTGATATTCTTGATGTAGGGTCGACAAGCGAAGTATACTATCTTCAAGAGCATAGAAGTGGTAAATATCAGATATATTTTGGTAATGATGTTGTAGGAAAATCTTTACCAGACGGTGCGCTTGTTTCTGTCACTTATCTTGTTACAAACGGATCGGTTGCAAACAAAGCAAATAATTTCATTGCTCTCAATACGTTGACTGATTCTATTGGGCAAGTTCAAAACCTTCTTACTGTTCAATCGATTACTGCCGCTGCTGGCGGTGCGCCACGCGAATCAGTAGACAATATCAAATTTTCTGCTGCTTCACAGTTCGCTACACAGAATCGTCTAGTAACAACAAAAGATTATGAATCGTATATTCAAAACAAATATCCCGTTGTAGATTCTATTTCTGTTTGGGGCGGTGAAGAAAACGTTCCTCCAGTTTACGGTAAAGTGTTTGTTTCGATAAAACCAAAAACAGATTACTATATTTCTGAAGCAGAAAAAACAAGAATCGCTTCTGAGATTATCGCACCAAAAGCTATTCTAGGAATCAGCAGTCAAATTCTTGATCCAGATTATTTGTACTTGATAGTTAGCAGCACAGTTCAGTATGATAAAAACAAAACAAACAATACTGAAGAAACTATTCGCACTAACATAAGAAATGCTGTATTAAACTATAGAAACATAAATCTAAATAAATTTGGTGCTAAATTCATTCTTTCGAAAATGCAAGAATCAATTGATGCAACAGATTTCAATGCAATTCTTGGTTCAGAAACTACAGTTCGTGTTCAGAAAAGATTCGAACCTACATTGAATACTTTTGCTACTTACAACATTTATTTCAATGTACCGTTACATCGCGGAACAATTACTAACAAATTAACTTCAACAGAATTTGTTGTTGCTGATACCTCAGGTACAGACAGAACAGTATCGTTTGATGAGACACCACAATCGTTCTCAGGACTTTCTTCGATCTTAGTAACAAATCCAGGAACAGGTTACACAACTACACCGACTGTCACTATTACTGGTGATGGTACCGGTGCGACTGCAAAAGCAATCGTTGTGAATGGTTCGATTCAAAGTATCGCTATCACAAATCGAGGTATCGATTATACTCGTGCAATCGTTACTATCTCTGGCGGTAATGGTTACGGTGCTGCTGCGACTGCTGAAATCGATGCTCGTCAAGGTACTATTAGAACAGTTTATTACGATTCAAATGCTCAACGTCAAATTGTAAATGAAAATGCAGGCGTTATCAACTACGACACTGGTATAATTACAATCACAAACATCAATATTAAATCTATCGTTTCGACTGACGGGTTGATTCGTCTATCAGTAGAATCAGAAAAAGGTATTATTCAATCTGTACGAAACACTATCATAACAATCGATGAAACTGATCCTAGTTCTATCGTAACAACACTTCAGTCTTCTTAATGGATCAAAAAACTTCTCTTCTCATCAATAAACAAGTTCCTGATTATATCAGGGATGAGTATCCTGTTTTCGTTTCATTTTTAGAAGCATACTATGAGTATCTTGAAACTAAACAAGGTTCTCAAAAAAATGATCTAATAAACAAAGCGAAAACTATTCGTTACATTTCTGATGTAGACGAATCGATTGATGAATTTGAAGACAGCTTTTTCAATACTTTCGCATCACTATTACCTAAAGATGTTTCTGTAGATAAAGCATTTCTAATTAAGCATGTATTGCCTTTATACTTGTCAAAAGGTAATGAGAAATCATTCAAACTGCTATTCAGAATGTTGTTTGCAGATGATGTTGAAATTAAGTTACCAAAGAACGACATTCTTCGCGCTTCAGATGGAAAATGGACAGTAGATAATACCCTTAGAATTGAAACAGATATTCGAAGCGTATACACAGGTAATGGTACTAACACAACATTTTATCTTGCACAAACTTCTGGTGAGTCTGATATTACCGTTTATGTTGATGATGTATTGAAAACTCTCGCAACAGATTATTATGTTCGTAAAGAAACACGAAAACTAATTTTCAATACAGCACCAACAGCGAATTCAACAATCAAAGTTTACTATGATAATTTTGATATAACTCAGTTAGCAAATAGAAAAGTCATAGGTTTGACTTCAGGCGCTTCTGCTATCATAGAACGTGCAGCGCCTAGAATTATTACTGATAAATTAAACTTTGGTTTGCCTTTTGAATTATTCGTAAGTAACAAATCTTATGTCGGTAGTTTCGTAAACGGTGAAGAAGTAACAATCGATATTATTGATTCTAACGGAACTAAAATTGTTCTGACTGCTGATACTTTTTCTATCATCACTAAAATTCAGATCGTTGATGGCGGCGCCAATTACAACGTAGGAGATATCGTACCC